TTTAACAACTTTCTAAATTCGCTTAGATTAGCCAATGTTTTTTAAATTATATTTTTTGGGAATTGGGAATGGTCGGCAAAAGAGCGTCATTCCCTTTTTATTTTTACAGAGGGAAAACTAGCAAATGCTGAGCAAATGCTAAGCAAATGCTAAGCAAATGGGGTTATATAAGATAAGATAAGATAATATATCTTATCGATATATATAGTAATTAGAAAACTAGCTAATGTTAAATATTGATTCTAAGCCATTTAAAATAGTTAATGTATATAAACATATATAAAAAGTGTTTTAGTTTATTAGAATTAATTTAAATGATATCCTCAGCCATTGTAAGTTATTATTTTAGTTAGTGTTTAGTTGTTTAGTTTTTAACTTAAATTATTTATTTTAGTGTTTTGTTATAATTAAAAAATTTGTTATATATAATATTATGGATATCACAATACCAACAAAGTGGGAAGATGTTACTATAGGTAATTACATTAATCTAAGACCTGTATTAAACTCTAAATTAAATCCAATAGAAAGAGTAGTAAACATTCTAGCAGTCTTAACAGGCCAGAAAAGAGATGTTATAAAGAATATTAGTTTAGATCAATTTAAGTCTATTAAAAAGAAAATGAGTTTTCTAGAAACTGAATTACCTAATAAACTAAAAAAGAAAAGATTTAAGATTGGTGGTCAATGGTATGAGTTTAAAGTAGATGCTAGAAAATTATTATTTGGTGAGTATATAAATACTATGGAAATACTACAAAACGCTAAGGATGACCAGGAAGCTATATTTAATAATCTACATCACATACTAACAACTATTTGCAGACCAGTTAAAAAGACTGTATTTGGTTGGAAACATATTAAGGTGGATAGTAAATTGCTTAGGGAAACCTCAGATAACTTTTTAAATAATATGCCAATTACTATAGCTTATCCAATCGGTGTTTTTTTTTACAGTCACTCGGAATACTTAACAAAAATTATAAAAACCTCTTTGACGGATCTAGCAGAGAAAATGACGAAGGAAGCAAAAGTGGAACTGGATTTGCTCAAAAGTGGGGGTGGTGGAATACATTAGATAACTTGACTAATAGTAGGATTGATAAATGGGATGAAATACTAGATTGGGATATAACAAAAGCATTAAATATAGTAGCTTACTATAGTGATAAACAAAAGATGGAACAACAGGTCCACAGAGAAATGAGACAAAAACATAAACATAGATAATGGCTGACCAATTAGATATATTTGGTTTTGACGTAGATCAACTAGAAGATGTCAAAATAGACAATCCTACTACATTAAGTCAGGTGTTTAATAACATTGCTGCTGATATGGTTTATTGTTTACAACAATCTGTTAAAAAAGAGGGGTTAGTTTATAAAGGAAGTTTAGGAGATTCTATTAGAATGCCTGTTAAAATGTTTGGATTTAGAATGATTGCTACATTGTATCTAGCTGACTATTATGATTATCTTAATCAAGGTGTTAAAGGTATTGGAGGGACTAGAAAATATGAGAAAGGCGTAAAGCTAAAAAGTCCAAAACCTTGGGTTATTAAAGCACCTAATAGTCCTTATCAATTTAAGAGAGGACCAAGCGTTAGTCACATTAAAGCATGGGCTAAAAGTAAAGGACTAAATGAATATGCAGTAAGAAACTCTATTGCTAGAACTGGTATTAAACCAAGATACTTTTTTGATAACTGCATGAAAGAGACTTTTTATGGTGAGGCTTTTAATAAGTTTAAAACAGACATTAGAATAGTTTCAGGTGAGAGAATAGCAAAAGGATTACAAGAAATATTAAAAAAATGAGTTTACAAATTAAACACCTACCACAACAATACAGAACAGTCTATAATCCTGTTGAGATTGTTTTATATGAAACAGATAATACAACTAGAAACTATACTGGATTTGCTTATTTGATTGATGTTAAAGATGGTTCTACAACAGTAGGAAGATTAAGAGTTCCACCAACTACACAAGGTTATGGAAGATTTGATATGTCTGGAATTATGGAGAGTTATATATCTAGTGATTTAGGTTTGTTAAATGGTACTAACATTTTTAGTGTTTATAACAATTCTAATTCTTATAAAGATTTTACTTTAGAATTTGGCTGGGTGCATTATAACACTGGATCTGCTACTTTTAGTATTCCACAAACTGTAACATTCCCAGACACTACTACTGGCACATCTTATAACCTACTAACTTTTAACGCTAGTTTACCTAAATACAGAAGAGACGTTTTAAACTTCTACGATTGGCAGTCTACAAACTACTATCAAAAATATACTAATAAATCTAGCACTAGAAAGTTTTTAACTAATTCTGTAAATGGTGGAAGTCCTAATAGTCCTTATAATCAAAAAGTAATGACAACAGATGAGGGTTATTTATACGCTTTGTATAGTGGTGATTTTATAGACTCAATAAATGTAATATCTTATAACTCTTTAGGAGCTGCTATTTCTAGTGTGGCTATAACTATTAATTCAGGTATAACTAATTTTAAACATTTAAGAATACCATGTTCACCAGTTACATTAAATAATATTACAGGAGTATCAACCGCAGTTGTAAATAATTTAGCTACGTCTTATTCTATAGAGTTAAAAGACGTAACTTCTGCTCTTCCTGTTGCAATTATAGCCTCTGAAAAGTTTTATTTTAACATAGACTCAGAATGTAGATTTGAAACTAGAAGATTAGAGTTTTTAAATAGCTTGGGTGGTTTTGATTATTTTAACTTTACTAAGGTTTCTAGACATACTGAAGAAATAGAAAGGAAGTTTTTTGAAACAAATCCAAACGATTTAAATTCAACAGGAGCTATAGACTACTCCATATCTAATAGGGAAAAGGTTCAATACCATACTAAGTCTATGCCAAAGATGAAACTAACTTCTGACTGGATTGACCATAATACTTATAATTGGTTATTAGAACTTATAGAAAGTCCTGAGATATATTTAATGGAATATTACAAAACACCGTCAGGAAATACAAAAATTAGACGAATCCCTGTTAAGAATATAAATGGTAATTGGGAACAGAAAGTAAGTAGCGTAGATAAGGTATTTAATTTAGAAGTAGACTTAGAGTTTGGTATTAATAATTTTAGACAAAGATTTTAAATGGAAAAAAAACAGACTGACTTAGAGGATTTAATTAAGAGAATGGAGAATTTACCAGTTCCTGAAAGGACTTGCAATATTGACGATGAAACTTGCGAAAGCTGTAGTGGGTAATGGTAAAAGAGGAACTATATATAAATGGTGAAAGTGTAGAGTTATTAGAATCGTTAAACCCTAATTTAACTTTTAACATTGCTGACATTGCGAACCCAGATCAAAGGAAAGCAGATTTTTCTAAAACTATTAATTTGCCAGCTAGTAAAAAGATTAATAAAATCTTTGAGCATATATTTGACGTTAATATAGATTTACAAACATTTAATCCAAATCTAAGAACTGATGTAATTTATTTAGTTAATGGTGAGATTCAGCTAGATGGATATTTACAAATAAAATGTGTAAACAATAAAGACGGTTTAATATCTTATAGTTGTGTTATAATTGGTAGAATAGGAAATTTCTTTACTAAATTACAAGATCAAGAATTAACAGACTTAGACTTAAGTAGTTTAAATCACATTTATACAAAAGCCAATCAGGTAGCAACTTGGAATTTACCTTTAACTACTGACTATGTTTATCCAATGATTAATTACGATATTAATTATGGTGGTTTAGCATTTACTGAGACTTGGGATGTTGAGGATTTTAACCCAGCTGTAAAAGCTAAAAAGTATTTAGACGCTATATTTAGTTCTATAGATTATTCATATACCTCAAATTTTTTAACTAGTGATTATTTTAATAGTTTAATAATACCTTTTTCTAGTAAAGAATTTAAGTTAACAGAATCAACTATCTTAAATAGAATATTTAGTGCTTATAATTCCTTAGTATGGCAAACAGCCACAACCTTTACAAGTGCAGCGTCAGGTAATTATTTAAACATTACAAATAGAGAGATTAATCAGGTAGTTCCACAAACTGAAAGCTATGACGCTGGAAATGTTTATAATGATACTACTGGTGTTTATACTGTTAATGGTACTGGTAGATATAACGTAAACGCAATGTTGCAACTACAGGGATTATTTACAGCTCCCTCATCAAGTCCTACAGCTGGAACTAATTATTTTTCTATATCTGCTTTACAAGGATTAGTCATGTTAAATAGATACACTTCAGCTGGGGTTTTTATAAATACTATTGATTCACAAAATTTTATAGTTAGTCCAGGTCCAGACGCTGTAGCACCAGGTGCAACAGTTACAACTACAAATACGCCAACAAACACACCAGATCCAAACACAACACAAAATAATTATTTTACAGGTAGTTTAAAAACTCCAGCTTATATAGATATAGATGGTTATAGCAATAGCTCACCACCTAACAAATATTTTGTAAGTGCTAACAATGTTCGTCTAAATAATGGTGAAAAAATTAAATTAGAAATAAGTTTTCAATGTAGGTCCACAGATGCTTATGGCTCAATTATTCAATTTTGGCAACCTGAAGTATTTTGGAGGGATTCATCTAATAACACTTATGCAGCCACAGCAAACTCATTTAAATTAAAGATATCAAATAGTTACTTTAATAATGAAGTAGTAAATAATGGATATGCTGAAAATGATAATATAGACATGAACTCGGTTATTCCTGTTAAGGTGAAACAAAGAGACTATATTAAGTCATTAATTAAAATGTTTAATTTATATATTCAGCCAGATCCAAACAATGAAAAAAATTTACTTATAGAACCTAGAGACGATTTCTATTCTAATGATGTTACTGATTGGAGTCTTAAACTAGATAAGAGTCAGTCTATAGAGTCTAAACCTATGGGAGCTTTAAACTATAAAGAGTATCTATATAGTTACAAAAAAGACAATGATTATTATAACGATTTATATTATAATACTTGGGATGAGGTATATGGTCAAGCTGATTTCGAAATAAATAATGACTTTTTAAAATCTCAACATAAAACAGAACTTGTTTTTTCACCTACTCCAAGCGTTGGTCAATTATGGTATGATAGAGTAATTCCCACTATTATTAAATATGATGACAAAGATGGAATCCAAAGGACAGAATCTAACATAAGGATTCTACAATGGTCAGGTCTTAAAGATACAGACCAACAATGGTTACACAATGACTCTAGTGGACCTACCTTTAAAACACAATATCCCTATGCTGGAATGTATAACGATCCTTATAATCCTTCTGAAGATTTAGGATTTAATTTAACAAATGAAATATACTGGGCAAACGCTTTTAATAATGTTATAACTTTTAACAATACTAACTTATATAATAAATACTATAAGAAGTTTATTGAAGAAATTACAGACAGCAACTCTAGGATAGTAAATGCTTATTTTTATTTATCTCCTAGTGATATAGCTAATTTAAGTTTTAAAAAACAATATTACTTTGAAGGTCAATATTTTAGACTAAATAAAATAGAAAACTACAACCCATCTAACCCACTAACTAAATGTGAATTTCTTAAAATAAAAGAAGCTACTGTCTTTAGTAGGTCTACTGTTGTTAGTCATGGGGGTATTAATTTAAGTTTAGATAGTCAAAGAGTTCCAACATTTGGAAATGGTAATGGAACTGCTACAAATGGAAACAGCGTTGGTAATGTAGGAATGTCTATGTTAGGATCTAATAACTATGTAAGTGGAACTGTTCAAGGTGCTACTATAAGAGGTTCTAACAATACAGTTAATTCAGGAGCTAAAAACGTAGTTATACAAGGTGATGGAAATAACGTCCAGTCAGGAGTTAAAAATGTTCAATTAATAAACTCTAATAATCAAACTGTAACACAATCAAATGTTTTATATGTTAATGATGAGATTCAAGGAAGTGGAAGTTTTGAAACTGTATTTGCTGACTTTCTTCCTAGTGAAAACATTAGAACTTATTTAATAGATACTCAAGGTGGGACTGTAGATGCAGTATTTGAGGCAGCTTATGAAACAGCAAATAGTCTACCTCATGTTGGTAAAATATGGACATTTAAAAAAGTACATTCACAAAACCAAGCAATTATAGATGCTAGTCAAATTAATGCAACTATAGACGGAAACGCTACTTACACTTTAACTAGTAATGGTGCAACTGTAACAATGATGTGGGATGGTCAACAATTTAATATAATATAAAATGGCAGAAAAAGTAGCATTAGAAATAGATATAAACGCAAAGGGAGCAGCTACCTCTTTAGGACAATTAGAAGAGGAAGCAGAAAGATTAAACGAAGAACTTAGAAAAGTTCCTTTAGGATCTAAGGCTTTTAAAGATTTAAAGTCTGAATTAATAAGTGTTAACAAAGAAATTAAAAACACCGAATTATCTATGGAGTCTTTAGATAATGAACAGGTGGCTAGTGAACTTGGTTCTGTTGCTGGTGCTGTTGGTGATGTTTCTGCTGCTTTTATTTTACTTGGTGGGGGTGGTGGACCTATTGAAGAGACTGTCCAAAATATAGAAAAAGCTATTGGAGTGTCTATGGCTTTTAAAGGTGCTATAGAGGGTACGCAGTCAATGATGAAACTTTTAAATAATAGTACATTAGCAAATACTGTTATTACTAAGGCAAATACAGCAGCTACCTATTTAGCGAATACAGCTATGAAGTTATTAGGTATTACTGTTAAAGGAACATCTAGAAGTTTTAAAGTTTTAAAGGGTGCTATAATTTCTTCTGGTATTGGTGTTTTAGTTGCGGTACTTGGTGAGGTTGTTTCTATGACTATGGATTGGATGGATGGATCTGATGAATTAGAAAAAGAATTAGCAGACTTAACAGAAACCTTAAAAAAGTATAGAGCTGAAATAACGTCTTTAAATAATGAAATAGATATAGCAACACAAAAAGAGTTATTAAATGCTAGAATTAGAAAAGCAAACGCTAAAGAATTAAGAGGTATAGAAACTAAAGCATTAAAAGATAAATTATATAATTTTAAAGTTGAAGAAATTAGACTAAAACAATTATTAAACAAAAACAAAGACAGCGAAGAAAAAGTAGCTTTAATAAAAGAGCAGTTAGATGAAGCCACTATAAATAGAGTAGCAGCTAATAACAGACTAGAATTAAAATTACTTAACAATAAACTACAGACTACTATAGAAGTAGATAAAGAAATATCAGACGCAAAAGCCCAGGCAGATAAAGAAGATGCCAAGAAATTAGAAGAACAAAAGAAAAGAAACTTAGAAGAACAAAAAGCAGCTTTCGATTTATTAATAGCACAAAAAGAAGCCAACGCAAAAAGTTTACAAGACTTTATAGATTTAGAAAACTTCAAATTAAAGCATTTAAAGAAAACAAGTAATTTAACAAAAAGCCAAAGAGAATTAGCTGAGTTTAACACTCAACAAAGTATTTTAAAAATTACAAAACAATTTGACGAAAATTTACATAAATCAAAAAAAGAATTAAACTCTAAAAATGAAAAGTTAAATGCAGATGCAGCAGCAAAGAAAAAAGCAGCTGATGAAAAAGCAGAGCAAGACGAATTAATAAGACAGGAAGAGCAATGGAATATGTTACAACAGTTGCAAAACACCGCAGAAGAGCAAGAGCTTTTAGAATTGCAACAACAATATGATGAAAAATTTTTACTAGCTGAAGGAAATAACGAATTATTATTAGCACTTGAAAATCAATTTAAGATTGATTCTGTAGCTATTGAAAAGGATTTTCAAAAACAAAGAAAAGAAGTTATAGAATCAGCAGACAGAAAAATATTAGAAAATAAAAAAGCTGTAGAAGCTGCTAAAATAGATTTAGCTATTCAGGGTATTGGTTCTTTAATAAACCTAACAAGTGCATTTGCTAAAGACAATGAAAAAAGTCAAAGGAAAGCATTTGAAATAAATAAGAAACTACAAATTGCTCAGGCTATTATGTCAACTTATCAAGGTGCAAACGCTATATTTAGTGCCGCTGCATTAAACCCAGCTAGTATATTATTTCCAGCTCAACCGTTTATTGCTGCTGGAATTGCTATAGTTAATGGATTAGCTAACGTAGCTAGTATATCTAAACAACAATTTCAATCTAGTAGTCTTGGAGGTGGAGGACAGCAGACACCATCTTTTGGTGGTGGTGGTGGAGGCACACCGCCAACATTACAGCCAGCTAATACTAATACTTTAGTTCCACCAAACCAAACACAAGTATTCGTAACAGAAGCAGACATAACATCAACGCAATCATCCGTTGCAGTCATACAAGGACAGGCAACTTATTAAATAAAATAAAATGAAAAATTCAGAAATATTAGAATTAATTATAGACGAAGACGATGAGTCAGGTGTAGACTACATAGCATTAGTAGACTATCCAGCCATAATGAGTAATTGGCAATCTTTCCAAAAAGAAAAACCTAAACAATCTTTTAAGATTCAAGACGAAGAGAAAAGAATAGTTAGTGGTTATTTTATGAAAGCAGATCTTCCAATTATTAGACTAAATGAAAATGATGAAAAATATTATGTAGTCTTTAGAAAAAAAACTATTCAAAAGATAGTTAATAAATTCTTTAAGAATGGATACAATGCAAATATTAATTTAATGCATGACATAGACTTTAAAGATAATGGAGTTTATGTTATTGAATCTTTAATCATAGATAGTAAAAGAGGTATCAAAGCACCAAACGGTTTTGAGAATGCACCAGATGGTTCTTGGTGGGGTTCTATGAGGGTTGAGAATGATGAGGTTTGGAACATGGTCCTAGATGGCACGTTTAAAGGATTCTCAGTAGAGGGAATATTTGGCGAA